TTAACGGCAACTAAACACAAACATGGAACACGATAACTTCGACGCGTCTAAGATAGTCAAAAATCAGCCGTGGCTCGACCGCGCGCTCGAAAACATCGCTCCGACTTGGGCGTTGAAGCGTCTTGAAGCTCGTGTTCAGAAATCGCTTTTCGAGTATAACGCTGCACGCACCAATCGTCTTTACGCTCCTAAGCAGTACGGCCAGCCCGCCGAGAGCACGCAGAATCAGCGCGACCGCGTGGTCATGATGTGGGAGGCGCGCGACCTCATTGAGAACAGTCCAGAAGCGCGCGAAGTCTCGCGCAAGTTCGGTCTTTATCTCACGCCGCACGAATACTCGCCGACGACCGGCGACCGTGACTACAATCAGACGGTCAGCGATTACTTCCATGAATGGTGCAAGAACTGCGACGTTACCAATCGGCACACGTTCAAGAAACTCGTGCAACTCGCAGCCGAGGAGCGTCCGGTGGACGGCGATTGCGGCTTCGTGATTCGTCGCGCGGGCGAAGGATTGAAACTGCAACTCGTGCCAGCGACGCGCATCGGCAACCCGAACAGCGCAGCGGTCGAGTCTAACAACTATTACCAAGGCATTATCACCGACGACTTCGGCCAGCCTATCGCATACCGCATTTATCGCGTTGACCGTAACGGCGTTTATTTTGGCGCAGAGGACATTCCAGCGAATCAGTTCTGCCACTACTTCGACCCGTTCCGCGTCGATCAGTATCGCGGCATCACCGATTTTCATTCGGCGATTCAGACCGTGCGGATGCTGCACGACATTCTTCAAGCCGAGAAAGCGGGCGTGCGTTTCTCGTCGCAACAAGCTGCGCTAATCTTCAATGACCGAGGCGTTGCCAATCCGCGCAACCTTTTCCAGCCAAACCCAGCCATGTCGCTGCCGAGCGGACAGACGCAAAAGAACGAGCTGACCGAAGTGGGCATGATTCGCTATTTCCAGAATAGCGACCGCGTGGAAGTAATGCCTTCGCGTCCGTCGCAAGCGTTCACCGGCTTCGTGCAGCATCTCATGCACGAGATCGCCTTGGGCGTGGGCGTGCCAGAAGGCGTGCTGTTCGGCACGCAGGATTACAAAGGCCCAAGCGTGCGCGCCGAGTTTGCCGCCGCCGACCGTGTTTTCACGCGCCAGCAAGGCGTGCTCATCGACAAGGTTCTCGACCCGATTAAAGACGCCGTCATCCTCGACGGCATCGCGCGCGGTGAAATTCCGCCTCCGACGCTGCTCGCGGGCGAGACGATGGTGCAAGCTCTGCGCCGCGCGACGAAAGGCGAATGGCGTTTTCCTGCGAAGCTCTCAATCGACGTTGGCCGCGAGAGCGCCGCGAACATGAACGAGAATCGCCAAGGCGCGAAGTCGCTGCAAGAAATCGCAGCCGAAGAAGGCACGGACGCGTTTTCGCGTTTGGAGCAAATCGCCATCGAAGCCGGTTTCATTAAAGAACTCTCGACGAAATACGGCGTGCCAGAAACGGCCATCCGCATGGTCACGCAACAGCTCCCTGCCAACGCTTCGATGGCCGCTTCGCTCGGTACGAACGTCACGCAAGATGCGGTTGATGCAACGATTGCTGCGACGGCAAAGCCTGACGCGGCTGCGACAGCCGAGCCTACGCAAAAAATCGAAAACGACTCCAAGCTCGTCACGATTGATTTCGAGACTAACACTTACATTCCGACGGTCGCCATCGCCGACAACGCCAAGCGCGCTCTTGAAGTGCGCGATAAGAAACCAGCCTCGCAACGCGGCATGACGAGCGTGGGCATTGCTCGCGCGCGTGATCTGATGAATCGCCGCCCGCAATCCGAGGACACGGTGCGTCGGATGAAAGCCTTCTTTGATCGGCACGAAGCCGACAAGCAAGGCGAGACTTGGGACGAGCAAGGCAAGGGTTGGCAGGCGTGGAACGGCTGGGGTGGCGACGAGGGTTACTCGTGGGCAACCGCAATCGTCGAGCGGCTAAACAAGCAGGCGGACACTAAAGAACTCAAAACAGCATCGAGCGAAGTGCGGCAAAGTTTTGCTGCGCTACAACCACCGGAGCCAGAGGAGTGGCTGGATGCGGTTCAAAATTATCGGAAGAAACAAAATGGCCGCGTTGATGAAATTAAACTTAGCATCCTCGGTGAAAAAAGCATCGTCGAGTTAAGCAAGACGGTTAAAGCTGAAAACAAATAACATGATCCACACTCAGACTCAAATCGACAACCTCATCGAGCTGGCAATCATTCAGCGCGTCGAGCTAAAGAAGCTCGTCGAGTCGCTACCAGAACTGCGCACTCATCTCTCGGTGGAGATCGAGCGCAACCTCAACGAGATTGAGCCAGCGATGCGCGATGAACTGCAAAAGTTCCTCTCGCAAGAATCACAATCCGAGCACGCAAAACTTGGCAATGAGTTGAAGCAAAAGATCGCCGAGTTGTCCGTGAGTCTGGAGGACACGACTGCTGCGAAGTATTCCGTGTTGATGGCCGAGCGCGCGGAGAATGACACGCTATTGGCTAAGGCCGAAGCGCGCATCGCCGAGGCTGCATCTGCGCTGCCGAACGCGGTCAAAGAAATCGTTATCGACGAACTCTCGCGCTTTCCTCGCGCGGGCGAAATCGACCAACTCCGAAAAGAGTTTGCCGAGCCAAAAGGTTTGAACCCGCGCGGCAAGTGGGAGTCTGGCGTTACATATTACAAACTCGATCTGGTTGGCTACAACGGAGACAGCTACGTTGCTAACGAGGAAACGACGCAAAAACCTTCGCGCACCTCGACCAAGTGGACGCTCAACTCTGCGCGCGGCGCGGCTGGTAGTGGAAACAGCACGACGCTTGCCGAGCTGACCGGCTCACCTGCCAACGGTCAAATCCTAATCGGCAGCAATGGCGCGTTCGTAAACGCCGACATAACGGCGGGCGACGGCATCGCAATCTCGACCGCTGCCGGCTTCATCGAAATCTCCGCCGACGGCGGCACGAATTACCAAGGCACTTGGAACGCGGCCGCGAACAACCCTGCGCTCGCGTCGAGCGTGGGAACGAAAGGTCATTACTACGTCGTCAACGTCGATGGCTCGACGAACTTGAACGGCATCACCGACTGGAAAGTTGGTGACTGGGCAATCTACAACGGCACGGTCTGGCAGAAAGTGGACAACACGGATTCTGTCACGAGCGTATTTGGGCGCACCGGAGTTGTCACCGCTGTTTCAACTGACTACTCGTCGACTGGCATCACTAACACCGCGCTCGGCGCGAGCAATCCATCAACCGTTGCAGCGACCACGCTTTCATCTAGCAGCACGACAATTCTAAATGGCACGACGATTCCAGCGAGCAAGACGCTGGTGGTTACGACCGACAAGCTCTCGGCTTTGGCCGCGACGACATCGTCTGAACTTGCTGGCGTAATCAGCGATGAGACCGGAAGTGGCGCGTTAGTTTTTGCGACCTCTCCGACTTTAGTCACGCCAGCTCTCGGCACTCCGTCCGCGCTTGTAGGCACGAACATCAGCGGAACCGCTGCAAATCTTACTGCCGGCAATGTAACGACCAACGCGAATTTGACTGGTGATGTAACGAGCGTAGGAAACGCGACTGCAATCGCATCAGGCGTAATTGTTAATGCAGACGTAAACGCAGCCGCTGCCATCGCGTACTCAAAACTGAACCTTGCGACGAGCATCGTAAATGCAGACGTCAGCACGACTGCTGCCATTGCTTACTCGAAGCTCAATCTGGCGACGAGCATCGTCAACGCGGACATCAGCGCATCGGCTGCAATCGTGGACACGAAGCTCGCGACGATCTCGACCGCGTCGAAGGTCAGCAACTCGGCGACGACGGCAGTATCTACTAACACGGCGTCAGCTATCGTAGCGCGCGACGCATCTGGTAATTTCTCAGCTGGAACTATTTCAGCCGCACTCACCGGAAACGTAACCGGAAACGTCAGCGGCTCGTCTGGTTCGACGACTGGCAACGCCGCGACGGCGACGGCATTGCAGACCGCTCGTGCGATCAACGGCGTGAACTTCGACGGCACGGCGGCGATCACTGTTACTGCGGCAGCAGGTACATTAAGTGGCACGACTCTTGCCTCTAACGTAACCGCATCGAGTCTGACTAGCGTCGGCACGCTCGCAGGACTAACGGTCACGGCTCCGATCGCAGGCAGCGTTACAGGCTCAAGCGGCAGCACAACTGGCAACGCCGCGACCGCCACCGCTCTCGCTACTGGTCGCACGATTGCGATCACTGGCGACATTGCCTACACCTCGCCAAGTTTCGACGGCACGGCAAATGTCACGGCAGCGGGCACGCTCGCGACCGTAGCAACTGCTGGCACGACTGGAGGCTCGACCGCGATTCCAATCGTAACGATCAACGCGAAAGGTCTCACGACCTCGATCACGACTGCAGCAGTAATCGCTCCAGCAAATACGTTGAGTGGCAGCACGCTCGCATCTGGCGTCACGGCTTCGTCGCTGACCTCGCTTGGCACGATTGCAAATCTAGCGGCGACGGCGGGCACGATTGCAACTACGCCGACCGCATCGACTGACATCGCGAACAAGCTCTATGTTGATACGGTTGCGCAAGGTCTCGACGCGAAAGCCTCTTGCGTCGCGGCGACCACGGCGGACATTACCTTGAGCGGAGCGCAGACAATCGACGGCATCTCGGTCATCGCTGGCAACCGCGTACTAGTTAAAAACCAAACGCTGTCACAGAATAACGGCATTTACCTTTGCGCGGCTGGAGCATGGACGCGCACGACGGACGCCGATACTTGGGATGAACTCACATCGGCTTTTACATTTATCGAGCAGGGCACGGTCAACGCGGACTGTGGATTTGTCTGCACCGCAAACGCGGGCGGCACGCTTGGCACGACCGCATTGCCTTGGTCTCAGTTCAGCGGCGCAGGATCGTACTCGGCCAGCACCGGACTCACGCTAACTGGCACGGTCTTTTCGCTCACGGCTCCGGTTACTGTTGCGCTTGGTGGCACAAACTCCACCTCAGCTGGTATCGCATCGTTTAATAACATCACTGGTTATACGGCATCTGGCGCGACTGGCACGACATCGACTAATCTAGTATTCTCGACGTCACCGACGCTGGTCACTCCTGCGCTCGGTACGCCGTCATCGGCTACGCTCACGAACGCAACCGGACTTCCGTTGACCACAGGCGTCACCGGAACCTTGCCCGTCGCTAACGGCGGAACGGGCGTCACGACCTCGACTGGCACGACTAACGTGGTGCTCTCAGGCTCGCCGACCATCGTCACTCCAGTCATCGCGCAAATCAACGACGCGAGCGGCAACGAGACGCTAAAACTGGCGTCGATTGCCAGCGCGGTAAACGAGGTCACGATTGAGAACGCCGCGACTGGAAATGCGGTGCATATCTTAGCCACGGGCGGCGACGCTTCCGTCGGTCTGCATCTTGCGGGCAAGGGCGCGAGCGGTTACGTCAATGTGCAAGACTCGGTCGATGCTACGAAGCGCATCATGTTTAACGCTGCGGGCGGCACGACGAATACGCGCACGATGTTGTCGACCACGCAGACCGTTGACCGTACGATCCCGCTGCCAGATGCGACGGATACTTTAGTTGGTAAGGCGACGACGGATACGCTCACGAACAAGACGCTCACCAGCCCAACGCTGACGACGCCAATCCTCGGCACGCCCTCCAGCGGCACGCTATCGAGCTGCACGGGTCTGCCCATCAGCACAGGCGTCAGCGGTCTCGGCACGGGCATCGCTACGGCACTGGCGGTTAACACTGGAAGCGCGGGTGCTCCGGTGCTGTTCAACGGTGCGTTGGGCACGCCTACAAGCGGCACGGTGACCAACCTAACAGGCACAGCGTCGATCAACATTAACGGCACGGTGGGCGCGACCACGGCCAGCACAGGCGCGTTTACGACGTTAACGGCGAGCACGCACGTTCAAGCTACTGGCGGAGGAAACGACGTATCAAAACTTTATGCTTCGGGAACACTAAGCACTTTGCAGCTTGGCAGTCCAACGGAGGCTGTTGGTGGTTTGAAGCACGAAAGAACGACAGGTGCTATTTCCATATTTAACGGAACTCAAGCAAGCCAAACAAATATAGCAGTATTCTCCTCCACCGGACTCGCTGTTACAGGAGGTATTACTCAATCTGGAACAGGAAACGGAGCGAACACATTTACCAACACATCTGCTTCTGGCTATTCTTCATTACGCGCCATCAATAATGCGGCTTCAGAGTGCGAATTTGGTATCAGAGGATCAACGTATAGCTCTTATGGAGCTTTAGTGGCTAGTGATGGTTACATTTATCGTAATGGTAATTTTACGTTAATGGCAGATGGCAGCGGAACTGTGAAGATAGCTGCTGGCGGTGCGGGTGCTATTGGCACATTTTCCTCCACCGGACTCGCTGTTACGGGCACGTTGTCGAGCACGGGTCTAGCCACATTTACTTCAAGCTATTCATCGACTCTCGCTGGTTCAATAAACATGACGAGCAACATTCCGCTCATCACTTGGCAAAACTCTGGCAGCGGATCGAACAGGAATTTTATGGTGGCGAACGGCTACTCCAATCCCGGAGTTCTGACGCTTGCAATAAGTGGATCGGCAGGAGGAGCGGCGACCACAATTTTAAGCGAATGGAGTTCCACCGGACTCGCGGTGACGGGTGCGTTGAGCTGCACAGGCGCATTATCCAAGGGTTCCGGTTCGTTCCGCATCGAGCATCCGTTGCCCGCGAAGTCGGCCACGCATCAGCTCGTCCACTCCTTTATCGAAGGCCCGCAAGCCGACCTCATCTATCGCGGCAAGGTTGTGCTGGTTGATGGCAAAGCCTCGGTGAACATCGACACCGCTGCCACCATGACGGAAGGCACGTTTGAAGTGCTTTGCCGTGACATTCAATGCTTCACGACCAACGAAAGCGGCTGGACGGCAGTTCGCGGCAAGGTCACTGGCAACATCCTAACCATCGAGGCCAAGGATGCCGATTGCTCCGATGAGATTTCGTGGATGGTCATCGGCGAACGCCAAGACCCGCACATGATGGAAACCGACTGGACAGATGACAACGGCAAGGTCATCGTCGAGCCGCTAAAGCCTGAAACTCAATCCAACTAAAACACATGAACACCGAACAATCCAAACCCACCATCGACATTAACGACCTCATTGCCGTCGTTCAGCTCATCGACGTTTGCTCAACTCGCGGCGCGTTTCGCGGTGAAGAACTCTTAATAGTCGGTGCCATGCGAAACAAGTTTTCTGAGATTGTAAAATCCCAGCAAGAACCAGCCGCCGAGGCACCGAAAGCTGAGTAAAATGGCTGGAATAAAAGACGTAAACTGGCGCAGCTTCGTTGGCCCTGCGGACAACGGAAAGCTGGTTACGTCTGAGGACTGGCAGGCTCCAAGCAATCCACGCGAGTGGGACGACTTGTTCAAATGCTCAAACGTGAATGGTCTAGTTGCTCGCGGATTAACTATCCCCGCCAGCCGTGAGGACTCGATTGATTGTGTGCGCGGTAGCAATTACCTGATTCAGTCCTGCACGATTCAAGGCTCGGTTACGATCAAAGGAGCCATTGACGGATTTGAACTCAATAACTGCGTCATCAGCGGCACCGTCGAGTTGGGCCAGTATGACAACTACTGGGTCAAGGGCCGCGCTCCGACGCGCAATGTTCGACTCGTCAACTGCTGCTCACCAGATGGCTCTCCGATTCGCGTTAAGCTCTGGGACGCAGAGATGCCGTTTGTGCAGAATACCAACGTCGCTTTCACCAAGATACCAAAGTTCATTTGGTTGCCGTATTTCTTGTTCCGCCGTTTGACGAATCCGAAATCAGTATAAGCCATGTTTCCACTCGCTGAAATTCTAGGCATCGGCACGAAGCTGATCGACAAGTTGATTCCTGACCCCGAGGCGAAGGCCAAGGCGCAGCTGGAACTCGCGACGCTGGCGCAGAATGGCGAACTGGCAAAGATGAACGCCGACTTGGAAGCATACAAGACCGAGCAGAACAATCTTACAGATCGGCTGAAAGCGGACATGGCGAGTGACAGCTGGATGTCTAAGAACATCAGGCCCATGACTTTAGCTGCAATACTAACTGGCTATTTTATCTTCGCTGGCATGAGTGCTTTCGGCTATAACGCTAACGAAAGCTATGTCTCTCTGTTGGGCCAATGGGGTATGCTCATCATGTCATTTTATTTTGGCGGCAGGACGCTTGAGAAGATCATGGAAATGAGGGCTAAAAAATGAGCGACGAATCTGCAAAGTCTGCGCTAGTCGAGAAGGCCGCATTTGCGGTGCTGCCCATCCTGTTTTCTTGCGTGGTTTATTTGATGTCCTCGCTATCGAGTCTTTCAAGAGAAGTTACTATCCTAAAGCAACAGGTGAGCCTTGTTGTAACTAGCGACAATAAACAAGCAACCAAC